AAAAGACTTACCCCCGAAGCAAGGAACTGCCTTACAATCGAAAACGACGAAATCTCGTGGGGGATCTTGGATAGCCTAGAGTTAGTTGATACTTGTGCTTTAGTTTTAGACATACACCATCATTGGATACACACAGGAGAATATATTGAACCGACTGACGACCGTATTAAAAGGATTATTGATAGCTGGCGTGGTGTTAGGCCTGTCATACACTACTCTGTTTCTAGGGAAGACGTACTTGGAGCACATCCCGGACACACCCGTCCCTCTCTTTCGACCCTCTTAGAAACCGGACATAAAAAAGCAAAGCTCAGAGCTCATTCAAACTTCTACTGGAACACAGCAGTGAATGAATGGGCACTGAGCTTCCGTGACAACTTTGACATAATGTGCGAAAGCAAGGGCAAGAATCTTGCTAGCTTTGCACTCTACGAACAAGGTCTTAAGCAGCTGGCTTAGCTTTTGGCTTGCGTGTACCTGTAGACTTAGTAGGGGCTGCTTTTGGAGCAGGAGCCTTCTTAGGAGCAGCAGGCTTTTTGGCCGCAGGCTTCTTAGCTGGCTTTGCAGCCGGTGCTGGTTCTACAGGAGCAGGCTGTGCCTCTACTACAGGAGCAGGGGCAGCTTCAACAGCAGGCGTTTCAACTTTATAAGGTACCGGTGCAACCTCTGCAGGTGCAGCATCTTTGGCTCCAAATAGTTTCTTGATTAATCCTAGCATATTAAAAGTCTCCTTAGGTTTTTATTTAGCGGTAAATACTCGTATGGCATTTAAATTCATTCAAAACTTCATTGTTGAAGGCAAAAAAGACAAGTTAGTTCAATTGACCTTGCCTTACTCTCGTACAGACCTAGATCCCGTTATGAGTGAAGAAACTCTAGACTATCATTTTGGAACACTATATAAAACCTATGTAGATCGTTACAACAAGGGAGAAGGCGATAGAGATTTCAACGAAGCTGGCGCATTTCTACATGATATTCTATTCGACCAATATCAAAGTCCATCTAATACCAACAAGCCTAGCGGTGATATATTAGAACTGATAGAAAGTAAATTTAAAAGTTTTGAAGCATTTAAAGAAGAATTCCTTAAGATAGCAATGGGCATACAGGGCAGCGGATGGGTCTATCTTGCTAAGAGCGGAGTTATCAAAACAATTGTTAACCATCAAATCAAAGAAGATATTGTGTTGCTAATAGATTGGTGGGAACATGCCTGGGCCTTAGACTATCAAGCTGACAAACAAAAGTATCTAGAAAACCAGTGGAAAATTATTGATTGGGAGAAGATAAATGGCATACTCGGACAAGGTAATTGATCACTATGAAAATCCCCGCAATGTTGGATCGTTTGGAAAAGACGATGATAACATCGGTACTGGCATGGTTGGTGCTCCTGCCTGTGGTGATGTTATGCGTTTACAAATAAAGGTTGATCATGATACAGGTATTATTACAGATGCAAAATTTAAAACGTATGGCTGCGGATCGGCTATTGCGAGTTCGAGTCTCATTACAGAATGGGTCAAAGGAAAAACTCTTGATCAAGCCGGATCAATCAAAAACTCCGAAATCGCCGAAGAACTAGCCCTACCCCCAGTCAAGATACATTGTTCAATACTAGCAGAAGATGCTATCAAAGCGGCTGTAAATGATTATCGTAACCGATACAGCGTATAAAAAAATCAAACAAACTTTAGAACGTCGTGGTAAAGGCGTTGGTATACGCATAGGTGTAAGAACTACAGGCTGTAGCGGCCTAGCATACACCATAGAATACGTAGACAAATATGAAGCTGAACAAGGTGTAACAAATTTTGCCCAACAAGATTTTGTAGTACTAGTTGATGCAAAAAGTCTAGTGTACTTAAATGGGTTGACAATGGATTGGGTTCGCAATGGACTCAATGAAGGATTTGATTTTATCAATCCAAACGAACGTGATCGATGCGGTTGCGGTGAAAGTTTTCGAGTCTAATATCTGCCAACAGGTAATGTGCTACTAGCCGGCAAGTCCCAGATCTTTTTACGCTCAACTCCCTTGCGTTGAGCAAATCTTTTGTGATCGCAATTACTACAACAATGAAAATAGTTGTTGCTTAGTCTTTTACGATCTACATGTTTTAGATCTCTTTTAAATGTATCGTCGCAATTGTCGCAACGAAACACAGCCAAGGTCTTATTACGGATATAGGTGTGTTCTTCCCCTAGCTTACTGCGTCTAACATATTGACTTTCTTGAAGTTCTGTCATTAGGAACATTCTATATTTACATTCGGCTTATAAAACTTTGGAGCTAAATAGTAGAGCAACCTTAAATCTTAGGATTCTACTATGGCAAGAAAAACGATTGATATAGGTATTGTCGGTAATGACGGTACAGGCGACAGTATTCGCGACTCATTTAGAAAAGTAAATGACAACTTCAGAGAACTCTACGGAGCACTAGGACTAGGTAGTAGACTAAAGTTTTCTACTCTAGAAGATGCGCCTGTTGGTGGTGAAGGTGACAGCTACTATCAAGGCTTTGAAAATGCTGTTGTTTCTGTTAATGCCAACGAATCAGGACTAGTATTCAAGCAATTAGTTGCTGGCACTGGTATAAGTTTGGTATTTGAAAACGAAAACGAAATCACAATTACCAATACTCGAAGCACTATTTCAGCAGACGTAAGTCCTAGATTAGGTGGAAATCTAAAAGCTCAGTCAGGTGGCACACAATATAGAATCCAAGAACTAGCAACACCTATCAGCTCAGATGAAGCTGCTAACAAAGGCTATGCTGATAGTAAAATTTCGTTGGCAGGAGTGCAGGCTATAGATCCTGCTGCAGGGGTTATAAATTCAGCATTTGGAACCATGACCGGTCCGTTGGTTCTTTCTAGAGATCCACGCCCAGAAGACGATGTAACCTACAGTGGGCTTGTTGCCGCTACTAAAAACTATGTAGATAACGCAGGGTATGCTAGCCGTGTAAACTTATATGTATCTACCTCAGGTAGTGACGAACGTATTGGAGTTGGTTCTAGTACACAGGGTCGTGCGTTGGCATTTGCCTACAGAACTCTGGAAGCCGCACTAAAACGTGCAGAAGAAATTATCAAATCAAGCCCGCCAGAAATCGGACCTTACAAGAAAGTATTGACCTGGACCAACCCAGATTCTGGCGTTAGAAGCAATGCTACACTAACTGAAATTCAAGTATCTCCAGACTCTGGAGCAGGTTTTGCAGGTCGTGTTACATTGACTGTTGATAGTGTGCAATTGATAAACGGAGGATTTAACTTCCAGGCTGGTGAAGTATTAAAAATTAAACCTGCTGGTGAATCCGATACTAATGCTGCCACTATTGAAATTTTAACAGTTAACAGTCAACCTGGATCTCCAAACGGCCCTATCTTAACTTATAGAATTATAACAGGTGGTAAGTTTGATGAAGGCTTAGGCGGTGCCGGCTACGGTTTACCAGATACCAATGTTGACGGGTATGTATATTGGTCTGGAGTAACTCCGGGTAGTACATACGGTACTAACGTATTGTTCTTAATTAAATATCGCGTTAGTACGGCTATTATCGAATCAGCAGGCAGTGGCTACGGTCTAGTATCAGTTCGAGTAAGTCCTACAATAAATGATACAGGTGCAACCGCAGGTTTTGGTTTTGCTGATGTGGTTAGTGGAGAGATTGCTGGTGTTACTATCACAGATGGCGGTAATGGCTTTACTGAGTTTCCAGAACTGGTTGTTAATCTTCCTAGATTTGCAATTTACACAGGACATCAAAGAACAGACTATACTGGTGATGTAACCACAGACAGTGCAATAGCAAGACGTGGACGAGATATCAGAGAAGGATTGTATCTCTACGGAGAAACATCAGGAGCATTGGCTCAGATTCTAGCACACAGCGGAGAATTGGATACCAGTGGTAACGAACTATTTGACATTGATATTAAATACGGTGTTTTTGAGCCCGGCGAGAGTATCAGCTATGGTGATGTGGCCAACACTAGACAATTAGTTGTTTGGGTTGAGGCTGGTATCTATTACGAAAACTTACCATTAAAAGTTTCTCAAAACGTGTCAATTCGCGGAGACGAATTTAGACGTAGTATTATTCGACCTAAGAAAGGAATGAGTTCAAGTCCTTGGGCTTTCCAATACTTTAGACGAGACAAAT